GGGCGGAATATCGTTATAACCCCGCTCTTATTACTGGTTTGTTTAAATCTACATCTGCTGGAACTATTGATGGCTGGCACTTGGCTCAGAAATTTACTTCTTTACCTACTTTGAACTCTACTTTTATTCAGGAGAATCCTCCTGTTGATCGTATTTTGGCTGTTGGCGCTGCCGCTAATGGTCAACAGTTCTTGTGTGATACGTTTTTCTCTAACCGTGTTGCTCGTCCAATGCCTATGTACTCTGTACCTGGTCTGATCGACCATTTCTAATTGTCTTTTTTTATCCCTTGGGAGAAACCGATAGGTTTCTTCTAAGGTGAAAGGTTTTATATGCTTGGTTCTTTGGCTTCTGCTGCTTTTAGTTTTATTGGTGGTGAGCGTGCTAATCAGTCTCGTGAGGATATTGCTCATGAAGCTAATCAGTTTTCTGCTCAACAGTATGCGACTAGGTATCAGACTACTGTTAAGGATATGACTGCTGCTGGTCTCAATCCTATGCTTGCTTATTCCCAAGGTGTTGGCTCAGCTCCTTCTGGTCAACAAGCTCAAGGTATTGAAAATTCTGTTTCTTCTGCTACTGATGCTTATCACAAATCTTCGCAACGTGATTTGTTGGCTGCTCAAGTTCAGAACGTTCATGCTGATACTGGTTTGAAAGAGGCTCAAGCTATTGCTGCCAAGGCTCAAGCTGATGCTTCTGAGTCTGCTTCTCGTGGTTCTACTGCTCAAGCTAATAAGGCTACTGTTGAGATGGTTTCTCAGCAAAATTATGGCAATGATGCTCAAAAGGCTTTGGCTGCTTCTTATTGGTCGCAGATTCAAGTTAATAAAGCTACTTTGCCTCGTATTGCTTCTGAAATTGTTCGTAATGGTGCTGACGCTGCTTTGGCTAGTGCTCGTGTGAAAGAAGCTGTTGCTAGAGGTGAAATTACTCAAGCTGATGTCCAACGTGCCATTAATGATGAACGTTATGAGCGTTCTACTGGTGGTATTATTCGCCAATCTACTCGTGATATTGGTGCTATTGCTGGAGCTCGTAATCAAGCTGCTCAAGCTGATCGTGCTCGTATGCCTTCTCGCCGTCGATAATGTTTTTTTTGGAGACTTTTATGAAAACTTCTGCTGTTTTTCTTCGTACCCCTTATAACTATGACACTATGGAAGCGTCTGACGCTTCCGCTTTGTTTTGTGAGGACCCTTCCTTGGCCCAACAACACGTTCGTGATGAATCTGATATCAACACGATTGTTCGTCGTTTTGGTCTTACTGGTGAATTGCCTTCTAACGTCCGTACGCCTCAGTACGGCGATTTTTTGGAGGCTACTGATTACCATACATCTCTTAACGCTGTTCGCGCCGCTGATGCGGCCTTTATGCAGCTTCCTGCGGATATTCGTACCCGCTTTAACAACGACGCTGGAGCGTTCGTTGATTTTGTGTCGGATGACAACAATAGAGCCGAGGCTGAAAAGCTCGGTCTCGTTCCTGCTACGCAAGTAGCTTCCAACCTCGCACCTGATCAAGGTGGCGAGGTAGCACAGTCTTCTACTTGATCTTAACTGTGCTAGGTGACACCTTTTTTTAACGACTGGAGAAATTTATGAATCCGCTAAAACGTCAATCTGTATCTAAATACAAGTCTGCTTCTAAGTTCCGTAAACATGCTTCGCATACTAAGAGCGCCAATCTTGCGCCTCCTCCTATGCGTGGTGGCTATCGACTGTAAGTCATGGCCTGCTTCCATCCGTTGCAGGCATATCAATGCTCGGATGGTTCAATCGTTTTTAGTGAGAGGAAAGGGGACGTAGTTCGTTCTCTTTCTTTGCCTTGTGGTCAATGTCGTGGGTGTCGCCTTGAGCGTAGCCGCCAGTGGGCGGTACGCTGTATGCATGAAGCCAGTTTGCATGAGCATAACTGCTTCATTACTCTTACCTATGATAATGATCATTGTCCAACGGACAGGTCTCTTAACTATGGTGATTATCAGAGGTTTATGAAGCGCTTTCGAAAGCGCTTTAAGGACTCTACTATCCGTTTTTATATGGCTGGAGAATATGGTGAAAAGTTTGAACGTCCACATTTTCATGCGTGTATATTTGGGTTTGATTTTCCTGACAAAACACTTTGGAAACGTACTCCTTCGGGTTCTCTTATCTATCGGTCAAAATCCTTGGAGGATCTTTGGCCTTTTGGTTATAGTTCCATTGGTGATGTTACTTTTGAGTCCGCTGCTTACGTAGCTCGCTACGTTATGAAAAAACGCACTGGCAAGGGCGTTGGAGATCATTATGAAACTACTGATTTTGAGACTGGTGAAATTAAGGACCGCGTTCCTGAATTCAATCGTATGTCGCTTAAGCCTGGCATTGGTTTTGATTGGTACCGTAAGTTTCATTCTGATATCTATCCCCATGACTATGTTGTGATTAATGGCCGTGAAAGTCGGCCTCCTAAGTTTTATGACAAGAAATTTGCCGAGCAATTTCCTGAAGAATTTGAAGCCCTCCAGTTTCAACGATTCGTTGATGCCGTTGATCGTTTCGATGACAACTCTGACGAGCGCTTGCTCGTTAAAGAACAGGTTCTTGAAGCCAAATTCTCTCGATTAAATCGTTCTATCGACTAACATTTTTGATTGGAAAATACAATGGAAACTTCTCCTCAAATTATCGCAATTCGAGATATAGTTCATGCTGCTAAGTTGTTAAGGCTTTTGAAAGCTAAAGAGTCCTTAATCGCTTCGCAATTGGAATTTGTTCGCAATTATTTAAAGGAAAATGCGTAATGATTAATATCATTTGTTCTGTGAAAGACCGTGCTGCTGATGCTTTTGGTCGTCCCTTGTTTGTTCCTTCAGTTGGTTTGGCTATTCGTAGTTTTTCTGATGAAGTTAACCGTCAAGCTGATGACAATCAGATGTATCATCACTCTGATGATTTTGATCTTTTTGAGCTTGGTACCTTTGATGACTCTACTGGTATCATTGAATGCCATCCCATTCCTAAGCAGCTTGCGTTGGGCAAGTCTGTAAAGGTTTAACCCTTGGGGCTTCGGCCCCTTTTTCTTTGGAGCTTTTATGCATCGCAATAAATCGGTGTCTACACACCAGTTCGCTATGATTCCTCGCGCAGAGATTCCTCGATCTTCATTTAAGATTGAAACTGCGCATAAGACTACTTTCAACGCTGGTGACTTGGTCCCTATCTACGTTGATGAAGTTCTTCCCGGTGATACGTTTAATTTGCGTATGACTGCTTTTACTCGTTTGGCTACGCCTTTGTACCCTACTATGGACAATCTGCATTTGGATTCGTTCTTTTTCTTTGTGCCTAACCGTTTGATTTGGTCTAACTGGCAAAAGTTTATGGGCCAGCAAGAGAATCCTTCTGATTCGATTTCTTATGTGGTTCCAACTACTACTACCCCTGCTAGTGGTTATGCTGTCGGTTCTATTTTTGACTATATGGGTCTTCCTACTGTTGGTCAGGTTAATACTGGTTCCACTGTTTCTCATAATGTTTTGCATCTTCGTGCTTATAATTTGATTTGGAATCAGTGGTTCAGAGATGAAAACTTACAGAATTCTGTCACTGTTAATATGGGTGACGGCCCTGATACTTATACTGATTACGCTATTTTAAAGCGTGGTAAGCGTAAAGATTATTTCACTGGTGCTTTGCCTTGGCCTCAAAAGGGTACCGCTGTTTCTTTACCTCTTGGTACTTCTGCTCCTATTAAGTGGGATGGTGCTGTTGGTACTGACTATGCTTCTGTTAAAGATTCTGCAAACAACAACCGTGGTATGAATACCAACGTTAATGGTTTGTATGTTTCTACTCTTGGTCCTGGTACTCATTACCCTCTTTATGCTGATTTGTCTACTGCTACTGCGTCGACTATTAATCAGCTTCGTCAGTCTTTCCAAATTCAGAAATTACTTGAAAGGGATGCTCGTGGTGGTACACGTTATACAGAGATCATTCGTAGCCACTTTGGCGTCATTTCGCCTGATGCAAGGCTCCAAAGGCCGGAATATTTGGGTGGTGGTTCAACCCCTATTCAAATTAATCCTGTTGCTCAGACCTCGGGTACTAATGCGTCTGGTACATCTACACCGCTCGGCAACTTGGCTGCCATGGGTACAGGTTTGGCCCATGGCCATGGTTTTACTCAGTCCTTTACTGAACACGGTGTCATTATTGGCCTCGTTTCTGTTCGTGCTGATCTCACTTATCAACAGGGCTTGCGTAAAATGTGGTCGCGTTCTACTCGCTACGATTTTTACTTCCCTGCTTTTGCTATGCTTGGTGAGCAAGCAATTTTGAATAAGGAAATTTATGTTCGTGGTACTTCTGATGACAATAATGTATTTGGCTACCAAGAGCGATGGGCGGAATATCGTTATAACCCCGCTCTTATTACTGGTTTGTTTAAATCTACATCTGCTGGAACTATTGATGGCTGGCACTTGGCTCAGAAATTTACTTCTTTACCTACTTTGAACTCTACGTTTATTCAGGAGAATCCTCCTGTTGATCGTATTTTGGCTGTTGGCGCTGCTGCTAATGGTCAACAGTTCTTGTGTGATACGTTCTTTTCTAACCGTGTTGCTCGTCCAATGCCTATGTACTCTGTACCTGGCTTGATCGATCATTTCTAATTGTTTTTTTTTATCCCTTGGGAGAAACCGATAGGTTTCTTCTAAGGTGAAAGGATTTTATGTTTGAGCCTTCTACTGCTCTTGCTGCTGCTAATTTGGTTGGTTCTTATATGACTAATGAGGCTAACAAGGATATTGCTCAGTCTAATAATCAATGGTCTGCTGAACAGTATGCAAAGCGTTATCAAACGCAAGTTGCTGATCTTCAGGCTGCTGGACTTAATCCTATGTTGGCCTATAACCAGTCCCCTGGTTCTGCTCCTTCTACTCAACAGGTTGTTTTTCAGAATCCTTTGGCTGCTGCTTCTCAAGCTTATCTACAGGGTGCTTCTGCATCTCAGGCTCATGCCGAGGCTGAGCGTTCTAAGGTTTTGAACGACTATACTCAGCAACAAACCATGAATTTGAAAGAGGAATTTAAAAATATTCCTTTGGCTGGTAATCAAATTAATGCGTTTGTTGCTAAGATGGAACAAGAGCGCCAGCTTTTGTTACAGAAAAAACTTACAGAGGTTGAAGTTGGTAATCATTTACGTGCTTTGATTACTAAAATTGGTAAAGAGACTGATTTACTCAACAATCAGGTTGAAGTAGAGCATTCTCTTAACAATATAGGTCGTTATTCTAAAGAGTTGGGGCCTATTACTCAGTTATTGCTTAATGCAATTCGTTCATTAAAATGATTTTTTTGGAGAGATTTATGAAAACTTCTGCTGTTTTTCTTCGTACCCCTTACAACTATGACACTATGGAAGCATCTGATGCTTCTGCTTTGTCATGTGAGGACCCTTCTTTGGCCCAACAACACGCTCGCGATGAATGTGATATCAACACTATCGTCAATGCTTTTGGTCTTACTGGTCAACTGCCTAATGGCGTTCGTACTCCTACTTACGGTGACTTTACTGATGCCACCGATTACCATTCCGCATTGAATGCGGTTATTGCGGCTGATGCCGCTTTTATGCAGCTACCTGCTGACATTCGTTCTCGCTTTAACAACGACGCTGGAGCGTTCGTTGATTTTGTTTCTGACGATTCCAACCGAGCCGAAGCTGAAAAGCTTGGTCTCGTTCCTTCGACCCCTGTGGTCGATTCCAACCCCGCACCTGTTCAAGGTGACGGGGTAGCACAGTCTTCTACTTGATGTTAACTGTGCTAGGTGACACCTTTTTTTAACGACTGGAGTATTTTATGAATCCGCTAAAACGTCAACATGTATCGAAGTACAAGTCTGCTTCTAAGTTCCGTAAACACGCTTCGCACACTAAGAGCGCTAATATGGCGCCTCCTCCTATGCGTGGTGGTTATCGACTGTAACTATGGCCTGTTTCCATCCGTTGCAGGCTTATCAAACTTCGGATGGTTCAATCATTTTTAGTGAGAGGAAGGGGGACGTCGTGCGTTCCCTTTCTTTGCCTTGTGGTCAATGTCGTGGGTGTCGCCTTGAGCGTAGCCGCCAATGGGCGGTACGCTGTATGCATGAAGCCAGTTTGCATGAGCAAAACTGCTTCATTACTCTTACCTATGATAATGACCATTGTCCTACGGACAGGTCTCTTAACTATGGTGACTATCAGAGGTTTATGAAGCGCTTTCGAAAGCGCTTTAAGGACTCTACTATCCGTTTTTATATGGCTGGTGAGTATGGTGAGAAATTTGAAAGGCCCCATTTTCATGCTTGTATATTTGGCTTCAACTTTCCTGATCGGACTTTGTGGAAACGCACTCCTTCGGGT